GTTGGTGATTTGACTGAGAGCGTCAATCTTAGAGTTTGCCAAATGGGTTTTAAACTCTACGAAAGTAGCTTCTTGGGCCTTGTACGCATTAAGCTCACGCTCTACCGATTCCTTATCTGAGATGGCAGTTGCAAGCTCTTTTTCGTACTTAGCTTTGCTCGCTTTCAGGCTTTCTATCATATCTGTTTCTGAAGATTTGTCGAGGTCGGCAATAGACTCTTCATAAGATTTAATAGCACCATTCGCATTGTTAATGTTTATTTCGCATTGTTTGAGGACATTCTCGTAATGCTGGGTAGAATCGTCAAGGATTTCGTAGGCTTCATCAAAGAGCTTTCTACGAGAGCCTGAGACAGCAGCCTTCAAGTCGTCCATACGGTCGGCAAGGCGTTGAAGTTCCTTGTTGTTCGATGAAATAGCTACTTCACAATTGTTCAACTCGGTCAACGAATCAGTGATTTTAGTTGACCATTCAGACTTGCTGGCAATAAGAGTGTTTTGGTCTGCGCGAACGCCACGACCTTGCTCAGTAAAGTCAGCGATATTCTTTTGGTTTTGTTCGATTGTGTTAGCGATGTCTTGAATCTCACCTTCACTATCAGCAAGTTTGGCTTTGGTCTCTGTGATGTCAACTTCACCACCAAGAACGAACTCGTGATTACATTTGGGACATACAATAACACCAGCCAAAACGTGCTGAAGGTCAGCGATATTACGCTCCAGTTTAGTACGTTGATTTTTCAAACCAACATTCTCATCTTCAAGGTCTTTGATAGATTTCAGAAGGGTGTTAATCTTGTTGTTGATTTTTTCAGCCTTCTTATCGTAAGTTTCCTTGAATTGTTCATAACGTTCTTGAAGCTTGTTGTGCGCCTTCCTAACAGACTCGGCTTTTGCTTGGTCCTTATCGGCTTGCTTAGAGACCGCAGCGTATTCTTTCGCAATATCTTTGAGTTGTGTTGCGAATGTTTCAGATACCGTTACATAATCGGTCGGCAACTGAAGCTGGAACTCTTCAAATCTCTCTGTGATATTCTTAAAGATAACCTTAATTGATTGGTCTCCATTTTCAAGTTTCTGGAGTGCTTCATCAAGTTTATCATAGTTTGTCAGAATATCGTTAGCATGGTTGGCGGTGTTGTTTTGCTCACGTATATAGGCACGTTTTTCAACAATAGCATCTTCCCAGCTTTGCTTACGTTCAGCCTTCTTCTGAGAGCGTTCGGTTGATTCGTTTACAGCTGATACGATTTGTTCTTCCAAAGCAGAAACACGACCGGAATAGTTAGCTACCGTTGACTCAGCTTCTTTGAGCTTGTCTTGGATAGGTAACATATCGGCTTGTAACGCTGCAATTGATTCATCAACCATTACGCCATTACTGAAGCGGTTGATAAGTTCTTTCTTGTCCTTGTCTGAGCTTGACAAGAACGATGTGTATTTGTGTTTAGACAGGATGAAATTAGTATAAATATCATCCTTAGTCAAACCAAGCGTATCAAGAATGAAACGGTTGTAATCAACTACGGTAGCTTGTACTTCCGGCTTATCGTCAATAGTAATTTTAATATTCTGAGGTGCTTTGCGGAACAGTTGACGCTCAATGGTCATCTTTTGACCGGTAAACGAATTGCTGAAAGTCAAACCAATTTGAGCGTTGTCTTCAGCATCGTTTATGATTTCTTCCATACGGATTTTACGAAGCGGTTCGCCTGTAATACCAATTGCAATAGCTTCCAACATAGCCGATTTGCCAGAGCCGTTTGAACCCTGAGAATCATTGTCCATGTTGTTGCCAAAAATCAATGTAGTATGACCCTGAAGGACATCGTAATTTAAATCCTTGAAGGCGCAAAGATTGCTCGCTTTAATGTTTTCTAATTGCCACATACTTAGTTGATTTTATCGAGGTATTGCAACCCCATTTCTACATTTGAAATTCCTTTATCGGCACAGAAGTTTACATATTCGCCTTTGATACCGGTCTTGTCGTATTTCTTGTCAAGAGAAGCGTCTGAAGCTGAGGTAATAGTAACTTCGTCAGTAACGATTTCCACCTTGGTGACACCAGCATCAATAAGCTTTTGCTTGTCAATGGTTGCAGCATCTTGCGAAGAGCAAGCGACACGAGCTTTAATCTTGTATAAACCACTCTTTGACATATTCTCAATATCGTTGAGCGATTCATCAAAATCTGAGGTAAGATTGATTACCTTATATCTGGTGTTGACTTGGTTCTTAACAAATTCGTAGCTTCCATCAGAGTAAAGAATAGTATAGCCTTTTTCTTCATCCTCACCAAAGTTGTGTTGTCTTGATGAGCCGATGTATTCTATGTTGGTTCCTGAGATGGTGCAGCGATTATGGTAATGCCCTACCAACACATTGTCGAATGGTTCAAAAATATTGGTAGGCAGCTCCTTTTCGTTGGGTGTCGCTAATGCTCCGTTGATACCTTCATGGATATACAACACATTCACACGACCTTTTTCTAAGTCCGTTGCAATAATGTTCTGAAGTCTCTCACAAAACGTTCCGTTTTCAGGGAAGTAACTCATGGTGAACAGCGTTACTTTATCGTTCAAATCAATCACTGAACATTCGTCAACCACATCAACGTTGGGGTATTCACTGAAGATATGAGCGTAGCCTAAGATGGATTCTTGGTCCACTTTATCATGGTTGCCTTCAGCTATTGTGATATTGATGTTTTCTTTGGTTGCTTTAATGATTGATTGTCGAACAGCCATCAAGGTGTTAAGCGTCTGTGATGAACGAGAAAGGAACAAATCTCCACCAATCACTATGTCCGGAATATCCCTATCAATACAAAGGGACAAGGCTTCATCCCAGTTTTTTTGGAACTCTGGGATATTGTCTTTTGACACGTGTATGTCGTTCAAAAGTAAAGCACATGGTACTTTTTTAGTCATTTGTCGGGGAATTTAGACCGCACATATAAAGTAGGTGATATATGTGCGGTCGATTAGTGTTAATGGGATTTTATCTGCGTCTGCGTTCTGGGCGTGATTGTCTGCGACTTCCTGTTACAGCAGGTTCGTTGGTGTCATCATTATGTTCACCACGTCTGCGACTACGGGGGGTTGCCGGTTCTTCATCGTCTTCTTCAGGCTCGTCTGATGCACCATCGTTGTCATCATCTGAAGTATCGTTTGCATCGTCTTCTTCAGGCTCCGGCTCGTTGGTGTCATCTTCCGCTTCATCGTCAGCGTGTTTGGGGCTGCTCTTAGCAGCTTCAAGAGCGTCTTCGATGTCGTATAACAAGTCCTTGTTGGTTTTGCCACGAGTTACACGGATTGCGAGGTCATTGTCATCAATGAAGTCACGAATAGCGTCACGAAGTTCTTGGCCTTCATCACTCTTGTCACCGATACCACGTTCTTCAAGTTTTTCGTAGCGTGACCAAAGACCTTCAAGGCTATTGTCATCGTTTTCTTCGCCTTCACCGTTACGGTCTTTTTTGTCGAATGAGAAGTGGGATTTGTCATCAGCTGGAAGTTCCATGCTGATTTTGGTAATTGCTTCTTCGATTTCCTTAGAAGACATAACATCCATTTCCATCTTAGCATCGTATTGCTTCAGGTATTCGATAGTTGCTTCGAGGTGGAAGCGATTGTAACGATACTGGGTATCAGGGATGCGAGGTGTGTCAAGAAGAGCTTGGATTTCTTCTTCAGTCAAAGCATCTGTACCTGAAAGCACGTCAACGTTGAAAGAATATGTGGTCTTCTTGTTTTCTTCCTTGCGAGTGATTTCAACAAGGTAAGCATCTGCTACCGATGAGATAGGACAAGGACATTTGGGGTTTTGTTGCAAGAGCTTCTTCCAAACTTGCAGTTTACGTTCTTCGAGGTCTTTGTACTGCGAGTATGACAGTGTAAGGAGCTGTACACCTTCGCTGCGTTTGTTAGGGTCAAGAACGTACATGAGACGTTGGGCGTTCCACTTCAAACCGCCTTCAAAGCCAGTACCTTTGATTTTCTTCATCAGCTTTTCATCGTCACCGTACTTGTCCTCAGCAACCTTCAAATAGGTGTCGATAAGGTCAACCGAGATGTTGGCGAATTTAGCATGACAAACGTTAACAAAGAAGGGTTTTTCTTTCTTGCCTTTGGCTTTGGGGTTGTCAAGGCGAAGCACCTGAGTGCGGATAGGATATTCATATCCTTTGCGGTCCATTGTCCATTGACCCTCTGCGTCTTTCACAGGAGCAAGAGGTAAGATACGAACTGGATAAGTGCCTACAGAGTCGATTCTGAAATGTTTGGTTCGAGCAAAGCCTGATGACTCTTCGACACTCTTTTTAACTGCTTCTTCGTAAGTTTCTTGGTTCTCCGTGAAGAAGCTAAACGGACTCAAAATCTTTTCTTCCATTGAAAATGAAAAATAAAAAGTTTATTTGAGAGCAGACAGATTCCACTGGTCTGTGTAAGCTCCGGCCCATAGTTCCTTCGCTTCCGGCATCTTGGTTTCGTCTTTCGGCATAACCTTGATGCCCCATTCAGTGGCGGCATGGTGAATGATTCTCTCGATTATTTCGTTCACCTCACTTGCTTTTTCATTTTTAAGGTTGAAGTATTCGTACTTTTCGCCTTTTGGAAGATTACAGACATGGATAGGAGCATAAACTTCTTCAAAATATCTGTATAGGGCATCTACTGGTGGATGTGATGGTAATTGGTCTGAGATTGATTTCAGGACTACACCAAATAGATACTTCAATTGTGGTAATGAGCGGTTTTTAGTATCATCCATTATCAAGACGTTGTAATCTCCGTCTTTCAGATTTCTGATAGCTAATTCAAGCTCTTGTCTTGCAGCCTTACCGTCTTGAACGATAAGACGTGATTGGCTGTACAACATAATGTTTTGTCAATGTTCGTTGATGCAAAGTTATATAATATCAATTTAACTACCAAGAAAATTTTAAAAAATTTTTCAAACATTTTTATAATCAGCTGGTTTACAGTTAAATAAATTATTATTTTATAATGTATTGATTTTATCGTTTTGCATCATAGAAGTAATATCGTGAAAATTTGTTGTGCCATCTTTAACATTTACACGATATAGCCTTTGGTTGGTAGTCGATGCGTTGAGAGGGCCATATTTTTCGATGTATGGGCCTACTTTTACATAGTCAAACACACCGTAATCCATGTAATCATACGTATATTCACGACCGGAATACCACCCAATTTTAAGACCGGGGAATTGCATCAGGACATGACGAGCTAAAAACTCAACATATCTGGGGTCAGCGTCACCGCCCATAAAACAAACGGCTGTAACGCCTTCATGCACAATGAGCAGTTCTTCTAATTTTTCAGTTGTTAGTGGTGTGCCAATATCATTAGCTAAATAAGAAGAGTGGCACCCATGACAAGCGCATGGGCAACCACTTATATTGATTGCTAATGTAACTTCGTTTGGTAATTCTGAGAACACCACCATTACATCAACATACTTCAGCATAGCTTAGATACCATTAGAATAAACACGTTTACCGGCTTCAATCTGACGGTCCATGCCAAAGCTATCAATAGGTCTGAGATAGCCTATTACTCGTGTGTACCACTTGATATGTTGCGAGTTGCATTTGGGACAGACGTGAATAGGCGATTTGACGATATATCCACAATCTACACATTTCGAGTTGGGGATATTGAAAGTCCAGTAGTTTGTCCCATTCTTGATTGCAAAATCAATCAAGTGAAGGTATTGTTCTTTGCTGAGGTGAGCGTCAAGATTGATGTGACACGCACTGCCACCATCAGTGTACTGATAAGTTTGCTTGCCATGAAGTATCATCTTATCAAGAACGCTTGTGTTGGGGTCGTGAGCGTTGAAGAAATAGCTGTTATACAGATTCTCGTCTTTGGGGACCCAGAAACCGTCTTCAGCATCCCATTTGTAGTTTTTACCACCAAGGCCTTCAGCTGGTACAACCTCTGAATTAAAGAGGAATGGATGTTTGTTGTCGTGAATTGAGTGCAGCTTGTTTTGCTCCTTGACAGTACCAAGGATAAGTTGCAAGAAACTAATGTATTCCGGGTTATTGTTGACTTCGTAGTTCAAGAATCTGGCAGCTTCATTTAAGCCATTCAAACCGATTGTGCTATAAAGTTTGTTGATGTGAATGTAGCCACCGTTTGAAGCGGCAAACATACCCTTCTCTTCCAACTCGTAGAGCATTGTTTTGAAGGCGATGTGATACTTATACACACGCTCCAGAATTTCAACGATATAAACCTTCAACGATTCCTTCCAGTTATCTTGGTTGTTATGCAAAGAAACAGTACCGTCTTGGAGATAATTGGTGTAGTGTGCGTGATACCATTTTTGAACAATACGGTTGATGTTCAGGGTGATGACGTTACAGCTACCTGTCATAACACCGGTCAGTCCTGAAGTGGGATTAAAGGTGTTCTCTGTCAGTTCGTTACGCAAACGACAATTATGAGTGATAATGCCGTTGGGCAATGTGAAGTACGGCTCAGCTTGGTCATTCATTTCAAAACAGAATACATCTCCATCATATTGATACGGTTCAATTGATTTAATGCGGAAATAAATCGAATTGTTGCGCTTAATCCATGATTTTTCCACATCTTTGTTGTTGCGATGATTTGCCGATGCGTAAAAACGCACACAATATAATGGATAATTGCGATTATATTTTTCGTCTCGAATCACCACGCTTTCGCTGGTTCTGTCCACCACATTAACAATTGATTGCATACCCAATGAAGTAATAAGAACTTCAAAGCACTCAGCCAATTTAGGTGAAGTGGTATAACATCTGTTAGAATTGCCACCATCAGTTGCATACCAGCCATGCAAAATGCCTTTTCTAAATTCCACCGATTGCAAAAGGCATTGCAGATTTAGTTCTTTATTGTAACTATATGTACCACGATGCCAATTGGTCCAATAAGCTATGGCATCTACAACTTTTTCAGAGCAAATTCGACATGGGTACACATGATTGTATTCAGTGCCTAACGTGCATGGGTTTTGACCCCCAAATTGCTTGATAGCCTTATCAATTATTTGAACAGTGTTTTGAAATTTCTGTTCGTTTAATGACAAACTGGTTTCATACAACTTGCCATTACGTTCAGACCCAAAACAGCCATCGCCCAAAAACATACCAACCAAAAAGCCTTGTTCGTATGTCAAGTGCATATCGTTTTCTGGCACAGGATTTAATGTGGCTGTGTTAAACAAAAGATAATCATTAGTAGTTAAATCTTTTGTTGATTTCTCGCCAACCAATGTTAAGTTGATGTGATTGTCAGTCATAATCAACTCTTTGTTGTTGTACGTAACAACCTTATACATTGGACGATTTGGCAACTGAATAGTTTTTGCAGCTACCCACGAACCGTTATGAAATACACGTAAATTTTTCTTCGACGGATTCCATTTCAGTTCATGCAATTCTTTGATAGAAGTTAACTTAACCCCATTGGTAGATGATTTCCACAACACTTTTGTGTTAGGCTCAAAGCAACACGAAGCTAAACTATCTGCGCTATCTGAGATGTAGGTAAAGAACGAATGGCCCTCAGCATACATCTCAGCGCACAGGTCTTTGTAATCTTTATCAATGATGTCGTTGCCATCGTGGACCATAGCAAGGGTTTCAACCGGGAAGGTCAATACTTGCTTCAGGCGCATCTTATTGAACCATTTCATAAACATACGTTGGAGCGTGTCAATTGCTTTCCATTCAGGCTTGGTACCGTCTGGATAATAGAAATCACCAAACAACGAGTTGAAATATGTGTGGTCGTAATAAGAAACGTTTGTGAATGGAGATTGGAAGCCACGATTTGAAGCTGGTTGGTTAATGCTCCAAACGAATTGCTTAAACGCCTTCAAAATATTGTCTCTGATAGTACGTTTTGTTAGGCAGTGTTCTGATGATGAGATGCAATCCAGCTTGTCATACCAATGAGGGCCGAACTCTTGGATTACATAGTGGTTCAAGGCGATGAAATATTCACCAAGCGCAACTGCGCCCTTGATTTGCGATGAAAGCAAGAATACCAAGTTTGACACCTGACCGCTAAATGATTGAAGGTCGTTAGGAGCTGAAGGCGTAACACCATCAATGTTGCCTACACCATCCAGCATCAAGGGATAAAGGCTTGCTGCCATACAATAGCTCTTTAGCACCGGTGCGCTTGACTCATCATGTACGTAGAAGATATGGTCATCCAAATCTTTGCCATACTGCTTAGCCAATTCAGGGTACATTTCGTTGAGCTTATCCTTCATGCGCTGGCGTTGGATAATGCGGTTAGTGGTTTTATACACCTCA